CAATAGTGTTTATACTTTTTATAACATCAGATAATGCTCCAAGTGCTTGTGGATTACCAGTACTCAGTGTTTTAACTATCTTCTCAATATTTGAAATAATAGAGTCATCCATCTCAAACCCGTCTTTAAATAGTCCTGCATTCTCAACAAATGCGTTTACAGCATTGGATGCATCTGTAATACCTTTAGAGTTTTTGGCAAGTTCAATAAGACCAGCAATTGGACTTTCTGCACTAAGGAATGGTATCTTAACACCACCGCCGATGCTATCCAGTGCTTCACCAATTGCTTCAATGCCACCGGCTGTCGCCATCATCAAAGCAGGATCAATCTTACTCAATCTTTCAATCGAAGCAGTTTTCTCCTCAAGACTTGGGCCCTTGAAGGATTCAACAACTGTTGCAATACCCTCTGCTACAGATGTAATAATTCCCTGTATACTAGCACCAATCGAATTAATTATACCAATAATCTTATTACCGATTGTATCTATAACCTTTGCTACCTTATCCAGTATAAATCCTACGCCCTGTCCAATTTTTTCAATACCACCAGCAATACTGTCAATTATCCCTATAACTACAGCACCAATTATTTTAATAATACCACCTATTTCATTTAATATAGCTGGTATTTCTTTAATAGCAGTCATGAAGACGTTGCCAATAACATCAGCAACCTTAATCAAGACAGGAGCAATTGCTTCAAATGCAGGCGCTGCAAGTCTTAGTGCTGCACCCAAACCAATCATTCCAAGAGTGAATACAGCTAAACCACCAATGACTAATGGGTTTGCAAATGACATTATTCCTTTTGCAAACATTTTTAGAAATATCATTAATCCTTTTCCAGCGAATTTTAGAAGTACACCAATGCCTTTACCAAGTGCGCCTAATCCAGCACCAAGTTTTGCAAGCATCCCGCCACCACCATCACCGCTACCACCATCGCCACCAGCACCGCCGCCGGTTTTAGTTACACTCATTGCAATCTGACTTAATAAATCAAGTTGTTTGCTTTTCCAGTTTTCTTGTTCTGCAGCAGCTGCATCTCGTTCTGCAGCGGTTTCACCACCGCCGGCTGCGCTGACTGCACCTCCTCCTCCAAGACTTCCAGAGTTCTCTAATTGTTCAGCAACGAGTTCAAGACCAGCAACCAAGTCACCATCAGAAGAAGCAGCCGCCATAGGGCGGGTGACGATCTCTTCTATCCCCTCAATCAAAAGAGAGAAAGATTCAGTTATACTATTTGCTGCTTCAGATAGAGTTGCGATTTGTTTTGCTTCAAAATCTGCTTTTTCTTTAGCGGCGGCAGCGTCCTTTAACCTTGTGTCCGCCTCTAAACTCTGTGCTTCATTTTCTTGTTCAGCAAGAACCATATCTCTTGATATTATTTTATCCTTATCACGTAGTAGTTCTTGTTCAATAAGTATATTTGCTTCTTCATCTCCAAGTGTTGCTCGTAGGGCTGCATGTCTTGCATCAGATGTTTTTTTCTCAGCAGCTGCCGTTGCTTGCTCTTTTTCAAGTTGCTGTTTTCTTTTTATTGCATTATTATATTCTTGTTCTGAAATTCTGCCATCGGCCGTAGCTGATTTTTTAAGAGCTTTTGCTTTCCTCTTATCTTGTATAAAATTGAATATATCTCTCTTTATACCATTACCTAAAAGTTTATCTTGAATAGAAGCAATAGCTGATTCTTTGGTTAATCCAAGTGTCTCACGCAAAGAATTTTCCTGAGACATTTGAGCAACTTTTTGCAATGATTTTGCAGCAGCTGCGAACTCTCTTGTTGCTTCTCTTTGTTCTTTAATTGATTTTAGTTCTTCTGGTGATAATGCCATAGTTTATTTCCTACTCATATAAGCGGTCATACCCATGTATGCGCCCACAACACCGGCCATGCCAATGTAGAACAGAGCAGATAGGTCGCCTAGGAGTTTCAATCTAGTTTCGGGAATAAAGCCGGGAATCATAACGACAACAGTAAATAGAATCATCGCTGTCATAGATATCCAAGCCATATGTCTTTGAGCATCTGCTTTTTCCTCAGCTGCTTCTGTTTCATGTATAGATTTAATCATGTTTAACTCCTCATCACTCACTATACCATCCCCATCCAAATCATATTCATTATATTGACTCTCTGATTCTAATTTTTTCTGAGCCATTATAGTCTCCTAACTTAATTTTCTGTTTTCTTGCTCCATTCTCTCATTTTCTGCTTTCAACCAATTCATTAATAACTGAACATATACATCCCTTTCCCATGGCATCATATTTTCAATCTCCGTGATACTCCACTTGTGGTGTTGCATCAACCCAAAATTCATCCTATAAAACATCGAAACATTATTATGAGAAAGGATTACCCTAAAAAATCTCCGAGGCCCTCCAAAGTAATTGTTGATTTGACATTTGTTTTAGGATTTTCAACTTCAATCTCTTTCCTAAGAGTAGGCATTGTGTTAAAGAAAACTTGCATTTTCTTAAACATGCCTTGTGTCAAACTATCAAAAAATTCATCAAGTTCTTTGTTACTGAAATCAACCTTATTGTATATCTCTTCGCTATGTTCGATAGAATCAATACAGCTCTTAATGATAAAGAAAACTTTCTCTGTATCACTCTTTATTGTATTTCCCTTTAGCGTATCACTTACAGTAGGATACCTCATATTTAGAGTAAATTCATCATCCAATTTAATAACTTTACTGTGTTTGTCATCGACTAAAATTTCAATCTCATCAGTATTTAGTGGATATTCAACTACTGTTGTCTTATCGTCTGGACATGTGATACTCAAAGTAATTGTCTCTGAAACAGACTTTCCTCTGATCTTCAAAAATGCATATTCAAGGTCAAACAATGGATCGTCATTGTTTCCCATTTTCCCATTAGTACAGGAGTGAACAAGCTTTAAAATAGCTTTATAAATTTGTGACTCTTCTTCTGACTCCATAGCCATCAAAAGTATCTTTTCTTCACCCACCAAGAATGGGCGATACTCAAGTTCTTCATTTGTAGAGGGTTTAACTAAAGTATAAGTTGGTGTTGTAATTTTTGGCAATGCCATAGTAAATCTCCTTAATTCACTTCAAATATTAATTTATGGTTCTAATGAAACATCTCTAACAGGTGATGTCGATTGTGGAATACCGGGTTTAATTGGGAATTGAGATAGGTCAGGAACCACTCCATTTGCATCTGGCAATGAGAATGATGGCACAGATGAAGGTTCAGCTGATCCATATGTTCCAATATCACTCCAATATCTATAATTGAAGTTTACAGTTAACTTGACTAACTCATTATTGGACTGACTTAATTCTATCGGCCCGTAGTTCTTTGGATATGCTTCCCACAACTTCACACCAAATACAGGTTGATGATTTTGGTCTAACTGATAAATTTCTATGTGTCCCGAAGCATAGTCATCATAATACTTTAGATTCCACGATGAGGGATTGTATGCAAGTTCGATCCAGGCCTGAAAGTATTTTCTTATTTCATAGTTTTTATCCATAAGGAAGGTCAATCCTGCCTCATCTGCATATGTTACACCTTCAACAATACTTCTTGTTGGCCCATATATATTATTATCATCAACGGTTGCAAGGTTAATGCCTGGCATTGCCATACTTTCACATCTTAATACTAACGACTGAGCAAGTGCATTGTTTACTTGTCCTGGCGGTGCAAGTTTAACCTCAAACATATTAGTTCTGGATGTACCAGAAGAAGAAATCTCTGATCGAAACTTATCAATTTGAGAACTGGAAGACCTTCCAAATATACCACTTAGAGCATCTTGTAAAATTCCTTTACCAGCACGTATCGCAGCTCCTCTTGCTTCTTGTACTGCAATAGGCCCAAGTTGACCGTCAAATAATTGTTGTAAGGTTTTTGTATTTACTGCCATTAGATCATTTTCCTTGAATCGCTCCACACAGATTTTGCGTCAGATTTCTTAAAGTTGTGAACAGGAAGTAAAGTTGCAATAACCAGTTCATCTTCCTCAATCTTACGAAACTGAGATTTAGTAAATCCTGTTAAATATCTTTTTAATGTAGGCTGTATTAACTTGATCTTTTTTATTCTACTATAGTTAACATTCATGTCCTCATCAAGCATTCTATCTAACAGTTTCATCCTCAATGGTATGGGCAAATAATGAAAGTTTAGTCCTAGAAAACCATCATTATATTGTTCGAGGGGCAACACTAAAGGAAATGTGTCGTAATATGGTAGTTTTGCTTTGTGCTTAGGACCATACACAAACATATTCAGTGTTCCCCCAAACGGCGAACCTTTCCTCTTACCATCCCTAATAAGGTCTAGTCTGCCGGGTTGACCAAATTCCTTGATCTTCTCCCGATACCAATCTGAAGAATACGGTTTGTTTCTTGCAGCATCTTGAACTTTTTGTATGTAATCGCTATCAGCCATGTAATTATTTATACCGAATGCCTAAATCATCTTCTGTTAATATTTTAAATTCCATACCGTTGTTTTCACACCAAGAGTTTGCTGATTTCCATTTAGCTTCATTTACTGCCCATGTTTTGACCTCTGAAAACCATCGTCTAGTCTTTCTTGTTGGTTTGGGGTTTGGTGGACTACACTGTTTTTTAGGTTTAACTTCTATGATGTATTTCTTTGATATACCATTAGACTGTTTGACCTTAATATAAAAATCTGGAAAATAACGGTGCATACGATTGTCCGAAGGTGATATGTAGGGTATAATTATTTCTTCGCTGCCCCATTCAATGATAGCCTCGCTGTTATCGCAATAAACCATAAACTTTCGCTCCCACAAAGAGCGATAGATTATCTTTTTGCTGTTCCCTCTGTATTTTGAAGGATTGTTGGGTGAGTATTTGCCTTTGTATGCCATATTGTATAAATAGTTTTGAATATTTATAAAGGAACCCCAGATGGCATTTCAGAAATTTACTCCAGACTCTGGCGCTGATTTATCAGACATACAGGGTGCATCATTTACATCACAATCGGCGCCCGCAGCACCACCAACTTTAGGCGCAGGAGCTCGCAGTAAACTAGGTATTAAAAGATTTGCATATCCTGTGGACGTTGGTTCTACAGGACAGGGACACTATATTCTTTTCATGATACACTCATTGAAAGAAGGTAAACTTAAAAAAGGCGCTGCTACTGCTGGTAGTGGTAGAGGTGGGGTTCAGAAAAGGTCATTCACACTAAAAGGATCGACAAAAAGAGTTGACACAATGATCCAGTTGTATATGCCACCTTCAGTTGAGGTATCATATAAATCAGATTATGAAGATGTTGAAATCGGCGTCCTGGCAGAGGCTGGTGGTAAGGCCATTGCTGCAGTCTTGCAAGGAGATTTATCAGGCACCGGCACGGCAATGCTTAAGGGTGCTGCTGAAAGCGGAACGAAAGCGGCATTAGCAACTATTGATACTGTTGCGCCTGGCGCATCTGCTCTCGCATCAATTAAGGCAGGCAAGATACAAAGCAGTAAAATGGAGTTAGCGTTTAAAGGTGTAGGAAGAAGACAGTTTTCATATACG